CGCATTAAAGAGCGGTAACCCCTCAAGGGTGCTAGGTCAAATGCCAGGGCTTGCGAACGACGCAGTTAAAGCTGCCAATGCGTTAGGGATTGACACGAGCGGAATATCATCGGAAGACCTAAAGTATGTTGCCAATATGAGCAAGTCAGGTATAGAGATGGTTAATATTAGTAACATCGCCCAAAATATGAACCCAAGCAATATCGAGCAGGGCATACAGGCGATGCATGGCAGCATGCAAACAGCCAACAGCTACATGAGTGGCGTTAGCCCTTGGTACGCTAAAAACATTGCCAATGCGGTGGCGCGAAAATGAACGAAATTGCCTATTACATCCACCACGTAACAACCCAAGACGACCGCTTAGACTTGATTAGTTTTAAGTATTTCGGTCACGTTGGCATGATAAGCGACATTGTCGCCATTAATCCAAACCTGCCGCTAACTGACACGCTGCCAACAGGATTAACGGTTAATGTTCCTGTATATAAAACAGCACAACCAACGACACAGGCAAAACCCGCATGGCTAACATAAGTCTCATACCAGCGCTTAACATCAACTATAACGGCAAAAGCACTGGGCGCGACTTGACTGACAGTCTGATAAGTTTTGACTATCAGGACAACATTAGCGATAGAAGCGACACGGTGAGTATTACATTTGAAGACGTGAGCGGATTTTGGCGCGATAACTTACCAGATACAGGGGCAACCTTAGATATTTCGTTTGGTTACGAGGGTTCATTAGTCGATATTAATAACACCTTTGAAATTGACCGCATTAAATATACTGGCTCGCCTAGTGTCGTTACCTTGTCGGGCAATGCAGCACCCAATCAAAAACAATTGCGCACCCGTATTAGTCAGAGCTGGGACAATCAAAGCTTGCAAACCATCATAAAAGCCGTTGCTCAACGCACTGGGCTTGCAACGGATTTACGCTTTAATGATATTCCCCTAGACTACACAGCCCAAGACAACGAAACCGACCTTAATTTTTTAATGCGTCTATGCGACGATGCAGACCTTAATTTAAAGCTGAATAACAATACGATTACTTGTGTGCCTATGTCAGATTTAATGGCACAGAAGCCATTTTATACAATTCCTGAAGACGTACTAATCAGCTGGGACGTCGATATCGATTTAGTAGAAACGGTTAAAAAAGTCGAACGCAGAAAGCACGACACCAACACCAAGGAACTTATTGTTTATGCAGTTGATGAAAAGGGCAGAGTGATTCAGACGGGCACAACTAAAGCCGCACAAACCACAAAAAACGTTAAGCGTGAAATTGCCAGACAAACACACGCAGCGGCAACAAGTGCCGATTTAGCCCGCGCAAATAGAGACCGCAAGCGCATTAGCTTTCGCTGTTTTGGCATTCCTGTTATAGCCGCAGGGCGCGTTATTTCGTTAGTTGGCATGGGAAAAAATGCCACGTCGTGCTTGGTGCAAACGGTAAATCATACGATTGACAAAAGCGGCGGCTATATCACATCCGTGGAAGGGTGGTTGATATGATTAACAGCGTTATCGGTATTGTTAAGGAACGAGACCCAACAACATATAGAATCCGCGCTACGCTGCCAGAATATGATGGAATGGTTAGCCCTTGGTGTAACGTATTAGCCACCAAGACCGCGCTAGATAAACATGCTGCTTTGCCAGATATTGGCGAGCAAGTTGTCATCTTATTAGAGTTAGACCTAAACCGAGGGTTTGTCGTTGGGGCGGTTTATAGCAATGTTGATACGGTTCCAACAACAGACGGAGATACAACGATAACCAAGTTTAGTGATGGCGCTTACGTTGCTTATAACCGCAACACGCATACCATGACCGTATTAACCAGCGGCGCGATTACAGTAACAGCATCGACTATCAATATCACCGCAACGAGCACCCATAACGGCAATATAACCGTTAATGGCAATGTTCGTATTAACGGAGACCTTAGCACAAGCGGTAACGCAAGCGTTGGTGGCAATGCAAACGTGTCAGGCGCAATTAGTGCGATTGGAGGCATTAGGGGCAGTGGTGGTCTATCATTTGAAGGACATACACATACCGATAGCCAAGGTGGCAGTACCAGTACGCCGCATTAGCATTTTTTAACATCGGTTAAAATACACCGCCCCCTTGCTCACGCGATACTAACAGCATGAGCAGCACTATTACCCAAACCTTCATCCTTGCTAATAATGGCATCACCAGTAAACCCTTAACAGGTAGTGAGCTGGTGCTGAGTGTCGCTCAAAATATTTCAAACATCCTCACGACGATACCAGGGCAAGATCGCCTTCGTCCTGATTTTGGCTCTCGTGTTATCGACTGTTTAGATAAGCCACTGCAAAAAGCAAAACTATGCGTAATTTCAGCGATTGCCGACGCCATCAGCAAATGGGAAAAGCGCGTTAGCCTCCTTAAAACCGAGGTAGCGAGCACTGATAGTAGTAGCTTAATTGTAACCATAAGCTGGAAGCTATTATGACTATGCCACAAGCTGTAACTGAGAGCGCTTCTGTTTTACTACAGCAAGCAACAGATTATCTATCGGCGCAAGGGGTAAGCATCACTCCCTCAAGCACCGAACAATTAACGCTAAACGCAGCGTTATACGCTTTGTTGCTTGCTAACATCCAAACTAATTACGCTTTAAATCAGAATTTTTTAGCGTATGCGCAAAACGTATCTCTTGACAACCTCGGCAGCTTGGTCAATTGCAACCGCTTAGATGGTGAAAGCGATGAGGCTTATAGGGCGCGTATACCGTTAAGCCTAAAGGCATTATCAGCAGGCGGTACAGCGGATTATTACAAGTATCACGCACTCGCAAGCAGTGGTGACATTATCGACGCGACTGCTGTTATGACCGTTGCAGGCACGGTACAAGTCACGATTTTAAGCGCAACAGATGCCACATCTTCTGACGATTTATTGCTGGCAACCGCAACATTAACGAGCGATTCAGTGCGAAGCTTGTGCGATACCGTTTTAGTACAAAACGCCAGCGGGGTTACTTATAGCGTAGCTGCCAATATTACCCCGCAAGTCGGTATATTGTTTAGCGATGCACAAGCCGCTTGTGTGTCTGCAATTAACGCGCTTAACGCTAGCTGGCGCAAGTTGGGACAAGACATTGTCCCAAGTCAGATTGTTGATGCTTGCCATAAGACAGGTATGGTTAGCCGCGTTGAACTCACGACCCCAGCCTTTCTTGCTGTTGGGCAATCAACCTATCCCAATGTAAGCACAATTACGGTTGGCGCGTTATGAATAACCTCCCTTTAGCTGTTAGCGGCAACCCTACATATAACGCATTTGTTAATTGGTTTGAGCAACAAACGCAAGTCAATGTCGTTAACTTAATGCCGACGCTTATTGATATTTGCCCGTCCGCTTACTTGCCGTATCTTGCACAGAACTTCGGTATTTACAGCGAACCCATCTGGAAATTATGTGAAACAGACGAACAGAAACGCAACGCGATTAAATCGTCTGTTAGCTATCACCAGCTAAAAGGAACACCGCAAAGCATTAGAAACATGTTGGCAATTTTCAATCAAGGCGACGCGCTGATTGAAGAGAACTTTAATAAGATTGCTCGAAACGGTGTTGTCGCTCGAAACGGCTTAAATAGCCACGGGCAAAGTGCGTTCAGCTGGGCGCAATGGCGGATTACGTTGAACAATCCCATTACGATAGATCGTGCGCAAACGCTGTTCACTGCATTGAAACTAACATCCCCTGCGCGTTGTCAGTTAGTTAGTATTAATTATCAACAGGCTGCAAACAGGCATGGCGGCGCGATTTTCCGTAATGGTAACAACACTCGCGGCGCTGTTGCACAAATTTTAACAGGAGCTTAGTAAAAAATGGCAACTTTACCAGAAACCGCTACGTGGGAAGCGGGTATATACCAGCTTGAAACAACCGACCCAGTTCAAGGTGGATTAAACGGCATCGATAACTTACAAGGCAAGCAGCTTGCAAATCGCACTGTTTACTTAAAACAACAAGTTGATGCTGCCAATACTTTGCTGGTTAATGCCAGCCCAGTTGCTACCATATCAGCTTTACTGAATCGTGCTACTACTGTTGGTGCAGTTAATGTGCTTAACTATCACAGCGGTTTAAAAGGCGGTGGTGGTGTGTTCTACTGGGATGCTACAGGTAATGCTACTGAACATAATGGCGGCACTGTAATTAGTCCATTAGCTTCCTTTCCAACTGATTGGAACAACCAAACACAGTTAGCTACTTGGTTTGATGGTAGTACATTGACTGGTACAGGTGTATGGCGCAGGCAGTATGATAGTGCTGTAAATGCACGTTGGTTTGGGGCTAAGGGTGATGGGGTTAGTGATGATACTAAGGCTATTCAGCAGTCATTACACCTTAAAACTGGAGTAGTATATGTGCCTTCTGGTACATATAAATTAAACGCTATTACAGTGGATGTAGCTATTAACACATTGGCAGGTGATGGAATAACTACTATCTTAGACTTTTCAACTACTTCTGATGTTAATTGCATATCTTTTGTCGGAAGTGTAGCGCCCCCTTACTCACAGAATGGTAATGGTTTGTTTGGACTTTACTTAAAAGGTAATAATAAACAAACAGCGTTAAATATTGATAACACACTATCTGGGGCTGTTAGTCATATTGTTTTAGAGCGACTAAACATAAGTGGTTTTAATGTAGGTATCTATTACGGTAATAATGCATACTTAATTAGACACAGGTCATTAGACATATTCAATTGTACTACTTGCCTTTACTCAGATGGTACAAAAACTGATTATGGTGAAAACTGGTATTATGACGGATGTGCATTTTACAACTCAACAAACATAGCTGACATAACAGGCGGTGGTCATGACTTGTATTTTACGGGCTGTTCTTTTGACTATTCTACTTACATATTTAAGAAAGTAAATGTGGCATCTATATTCTTAAATCAATGTCATATTGAATACACACATACTGCTCAAGATAGTCTCTGTACTGTCTCTGGTAATGAGGGTTATTTAAGTATAAGAGATAGTTTTATAACTAGTACGAGTGATGGTACAGAGAGCGGTAGAGTTGGTGTTTGTGATAATGGGCATATAGCTATTGTAGGCTGTAAAATTCATAACTTTGCAAAAAGCGTTACTAAGGACTACTTAATAGAATTAGTCAATGATGGTAAAGGTACATTATTTAGAAATAGCTTTTTAGATACTGATAATATGGCAAAGGGTTTATTTAACAATAATATTTTTGAGAAGAGTTATGCGTATATTACAGCAGATACTCAAGCTATAACTAAAACAAAGACAGGTACTAATATAATACTAGCTGATGGGGCTAATAGCAATGAAATAACTGTGCAAAAAACCTATGGTGGAGGTTCTTTAGCGGGTTTTGTTTTGTATTTCCCATTAAATGGCGGGACAAGATTCAAAATTAAAGTATCTTTAGTAGAATCAACAAGTATGTATGGTGATGCGTACTTTACAATAGGTGTTGCTGAAAGTATTGGGTTTAATGACAATGGTTTACCGCGTCTTGTTAAGGTCACTGCACAAGGAGCAGTAACTCAAACACTTCCTACAGTTAATTTTACTAACTATGTTTATACAGAGACAGCTACACAAACTAATTTTGGTTATTGTGATGTCAATTTAGTAAATGTGAATGGATTAGGAAACACGTTAAAACTAAAAGTTGAAGTTTACACAATTTAGTACTGCGTAACCTAATAATAATGATGAATAAAGTGCCTAACCTACCCCCACCTACACCAACAACTCCCCCCCCACTCAATTTGTGTGGGAGTAACTAAAGGAGTTACAAATGATGAACATAGATAAACTAATCTACGGGGTTAAGGCATGATCCTTCCGCATTTAACCATCTACACCGACAACCTACCGCCTAATGTTGGCGGTACGGCTCAGGGTTTTTTGGTCAAGATTCGACCTAAGTACAAAGACGATGCGGGTATTCATAACCATGAGTACAAGCACGTTAAGCAGTGGTACAAGGCAATGGCGGTATGGGTGGCTATTATCGCGGTACTGACAATCGCTACTTACGATAACTTAGGTTACGCCCTTGTACCCTATGCCTTAGCTGGTATTGGGTTGCACGGTTTGTTATATCTGTTTGTGCGTAGCTATCGGCTAGAAGCCGAGGCACAGGCTTATGCTGAACAAGTTAAAGCAGGTGCTAATTTAGACGATATGGCATACCGATTAGTCGCAAACGATCACTACCGCTTAGGTATCACGCAAGAGCAAGCCAAAGAGGAGATTCAACGATGGTTGTAATGCTGTGGACTATGGCAGTGGTTGCTGTATTGGTGTTTGTACACAATGCAAACTATGTCCCCTCTAGCGGGTCTTAAAATTTAATAGCCTATTAGGAGGGGATAGTGGATCAGGTTGAAGTTGATTTGAAATTATTAAGCTCGGATATGTTGAGGCTCACGAAGCAAGTGGAAAAACTTGTGGAGGCAATGCAAGTAAGCAATGAACGTGCTCATCAAAGCGAGTTAAGACAAGAGAAAGTATTAGGCGAGATTGGCAGAATGATGGAAGAGATCGAACGCGCCCATTCTCGTATAGATTCACTCGATGCTAAATCTAGTGACTTTTCAACGTTTAAGACTAAAGTTATTGCTTACGGAACTGTTGGTTCTGTTGCTTTAGCTTTTGCCTCGCAGTTCGTTGTAAAACATTTTGGTTAAAAAGGATGACGTATGAAATTTGATGCCCGTTACTTATGGTTACTTGTAGTACCAGCAGCAGTATTAGGTTTAATTAACCTAGATTTGCTTATCGAGTATGTGAGTGTTTTATCTATCGTGCTTCTAATCGCTGGATTCACTCACATCATTCGTAAGGTTCTTGTGCCTTATGTAAATATGGGCGGACTAATCGATGAAGGCGCTGATAAGGGTTTAGTGTTTTTAGGCATGTCGATTATGATTAGTGCTTTTGCGCTAGTTCTAGCGGCACTGATTCATGTCGGTCATTGATTTAGCCTTGCTGTTGTTGCCTGTGCTTAAACAAGAGCAGGTAGTATATTGGCAAGACCATCCTAACCCAACGCTACTTGCTGGACAGGTTGAACAGGAGAGCGGATGGAAGGTTAATGCTACCCTAAAGACAGATAGAGAGTTCGGCGCGGGACTTGCCCAATTTACCAAAACAGCAACCTTTGATGCCATTGCAGAAATTAAAGCAAAACACCCTAATATTTTTGACAACTGGTCATTCGACAACCCCTATACCCCACGCTATCAGCTTCGGGGGCTTGTGGTGTACATGCACGATTTAAGCAGCAATATTAAGGGCGCTACTACCCAAGACGACAACTACCGCATGGCACTATCAGCATACAACGGAGGCATTGGCGGGTTGCGGAAGGAACGCTTAAAGTGCAGCTTAATACCAAACTGCAACCCTAATATTTGGTTTGGAAACGTGGAATTAAGTAGCATCAAAAGCCGCAAACCATTTAAGGGTTATGGTCAAAGCCCATACGATATTAATCGTGGTTATATTAAATTAGTGTATAGCCGTGCTAAGAAATATGAAGGGCTATACTGATGTGGGTTTATTCTACGATTGCGGCAGCGGCTATTAGCTTCTTTGCTGGTTGGTACGTAAATGGCTTACGTCTTAACGCTGAAATTGAATCATTACACGCTACTTGGAATGAAGCTTATAGCAATCAAGTTAAAGCGACACTAGATAAAGAACATGATCTTAACCAACTAAATACGCAGATAGAGGTGAAGAATGAGAAGCAAGCAAAAGCAATCGATGATGCACACGTTGAGAATCTCAAGCTTGCTACTACTATTAAGCGGTTGCAGCACACAGCCAGTAGCAGTAACAGCACCATGCCCAAAACCAGTACTGCCTACCAGTATGCAGGAACAACCACCCAAAGCGGATTTTCAGACGAGAGTATCAGCCTTCTTGTCGAACTGGCAAGAGAAGCTGATGACGCAGCAAGATACGCAAACACCTGCCACGAATGGGCAGTAGGCGTTACACAAGAATTAGATAAACAGCAGAAATAAAGTGTGCCATAACTGTACCGTAAATACTTAGTATTGTGTCGTAACTGTACCGTAAAAACACGTAATATCAATAATTGGTGCGACACAAGCTATTGATATTAAAAGTTAATAATTAGGCCAGTTCTTGCATGGGGTGCAAGGG